GGCTGTCATGATGGCTTAGAACGCAAAAAAAGGGGGCTATATGGCTGTTACAGAGACTATTCAGGAATTACTTCAGGGCATCGATGATGCGCAGTATGGAAGGGACATGCGGCAGTATATCCACAAGGGAATACAGAAGTGCTACGAGGAAGGAAGCGCAGGAGAGACAGACCTGACGGCACGGGAGCGGCTTGATGTCATAGAAGGATCAGTAGATAAGTGGTATAAGCTTCCGGTAACCATTGAGAACGTAACACCGAGTTCTGACTATGACATCGAATGCAAACTTATCATCAATCCGTTTCTGAAGTTGCTTGATATACATCTGGCAGTAGCGAACGGAAGCACAGCGAAAACACATATTGACGGCACGGTAACGCAGTTACCAATAATCATGCCGTATAACAATCAGGGCACGTCATACAGGGATATCATGCTGTTTTCAAAGGATAGCAGTAACAATGTGATTATCACGCCTGTGGCAATTCAAAACTATAGCACGCAAAGCAAAATCATTTTCAGTGGAAGTTTTGCGGCAACAAAAGTATATTCCGGATCAATCCGCTTGCCGTACTATGATCTGTGTGCAGACCATCCGCTGAGTGAAGCGGAATTGATAGTGCTGTGAGGATAGCATGACCAGATTCAAGATAACGAAAGACCAACTAGATGAAATGCAAATCGATGCAGGGGTGTTGTGCCGAAATTTCGATATCGATAACCCTGCATTAGAAGAGCAGGACATCATCTGTGCAACTTCAGGCGGTATCAGCCTTGACATCACGCCGTCATATGAGGATACGGGCAAGGATGTCTATATGATGGAGCCTGACACGGCTGAAATGCTGATGCTGACAGGGTGGACGGTTGGCATTGACTTTACATCGATATCCACAGGGGCGGCGTTTATAGCGTTCTCCCTTGGAGCGGCTGATTCTGGCACAAGCATCAACCCACGGACGGAGTTGCAGGAAAGCGATTTCTCCGATCTGTGGTGGATAGGTGACAGGGCTGATGGTGGGCTTGTGGCAGTGCGGCTTATAAACGCCTTGTCAGACGGCGGAATTTCGCTCCAGACTGGCAGTAATGCAAAAGGCGGCATAAGTCTCCACCTGACGGCTCACGGGTCGCTAGAGGGCGATTCTGAGGCTGTCCCGGTTGAGATATACAGCATTGAGGGAAGACCGTTCTTCAACGTGGTTCAGCATCAGTTGCTATTTGCATATAACATCCCGGACGGTGATCTGTTCCGGGTGGATGAGCAGACAGGGCAGTTGGTCGTTACTGAGGCAGGAGGATATACCTATGATCTGGATGAACAGACAGGACGGATGGAGGTGACACAGGCGTGAGATACCAGAGAATCACGAATAGGGGCGAGCCGATATACCTAGGGCGGAACGGCGAGCATGATGCCACGCTGATCAGCTATGACATCCCGGACGATTGGCAGGACGGCGTAATTCAGCTTTTTGTCTTGCGCATGAGCGATACAGAAGCATATGTGCCGAACGGCTTTTATGTGGAGGATGGCGTAGCATATTGGAGAGTGTCGGCGGCGGATACATCTGTGACGGGCAGAGGGCTTGCGCAGTTTTGCTCTATCAAGGGTGGAGTGATTGAGAAATCAAAGGCGTTCGCTACCATCATAGACGAGAGCGCAGGTGATCTGGATACAGTAGTGCCTGAGCCGCAGAAAAGCGTTCTTGAGGCGGCATTGGAGTCCGCCAGTGAGTTCGCCGCTAAATCACAGACAGCGGCAGAAAAGGCAGAAGGTGCGGCGTATGAATGGTTTACGCTGTCGGTGGACGAAAGCACAGGGCAGTTGTTAGTTACAGAGAGGGACAGAGATGGCAACGACTTATAATGCAGGAATAGTGACCGCATACGGGGCGGCTGTCCGTGGCGGTTACACTGGCACATATGAGCAGTATTGTGAGGAACAGGCGCATATAGGCACGAACGCGCAGAGGGCTGAAAGTGCGGCTGACAGGGCAGAGAGTGCGGCGGAAACACTGTCTGGATCGGTGGCACAGATCGCCACAAACACACAGGACATAACTCAGTTAAAGGAAGATATAGAAGATATACAGGAAGAGCTAACGGATGTTGACACACTGGTTGGGACGGGTGAAATTGAATGAGTAATCTAAAAGAAAAAATCCAAAACCTCATTACAGCAGGGAACGATGTAACGGGGGAGGATGACACAAATCTGACGGCAGTAATACAGTCGTTGATTGATGGATATGGCGGCGTTGCATCGATTAAGTATTCACATTATATGTCGCATATATCGCCGATAGACGGTTTTTACAATTCCCATTCATACGATGCTGTTTTTATCAAGAATAATGTCCTGTATGTTTTCTATACGCAGGCTCCATCACATTATACCGACAAGACAGACAGCACTACATCATTGATGCTGTGCAAATATAATATAGCAACTAAGTCTGTGATCTCCAATACCGTCATATTGAATCCTGCAAGATGCTTCTGGCATGGGGTAGAGGTCGATGGTGTTTATTATCTCTTTGCGGAAAGCGGAACAAAGTACAGGCTTTCGACCACTGATTTTGAAAACTTTACAGAATCATCGTGGACAGCACCATCGAGTTTTTCCAACATGAATTACATTATAGTTGGAGCGAATAACCGTCTTATCTGTACGACAGGACAGACAACCAAGCAGATGAGAATTTTCTACTCAGACGATTTGGGACTAACATGGACACTGGCTTCCGGATATGCGGATGCCGTCACAACACACGGCGGTTTTGCTCATCTTGGAGACGGCAGAATAGTGCTGTACTGTCAGGATTCCTATAGCGGAAACACATCCGCCTCTGTCACTGAGAACGCGCATACGACAAAAAGGGTCGTGATGCTTTCAGAGGATAACGGCGAAACATGGACGGGTGCATTATGCGTGAATGCTGATCTTGCAGATTGCGGAGTCACGTATTCTTCTGGGTCGTTCTGCAAAATTGATGACATATGGTATTTCGGAACAAGCAGAAGATTGATTGAAAAGCAGGAAAGCGGCACATATATGCTTGGTGACATTCGCATCTTTAAGGGAACTGAGACGGATGTTATACATGGCACAATGTCACTTTTTAAGACGGTCGATATCTTTGATACAGGTGCAACATCCATTTCTGTCTCGCTAATTGATATTCAGTCTGATAGCGGAAATATGTGCATGAAGACTGACGGCAGTGCCCTGTATCTTGTGTATCACAAACCGCTACTGCACGAAGATACATCCAGTTATACCGAATCTACAAGCATGGTATGCCTTGCTATTGCCGATAGAACAAGGATGGCAGATGTTGCAGATGATTACTATGATGCGAACTGGGAGGCTGAACGGGATGCATTAATCTCCGACAAGGATACATCTTATGATCTGTATGCATACGGCACAAATACTAATATAGGGAATGGAATATACACTGTTTCGGACTACCCCAAGATAGAATCAAGCGACATCGTGCCATCCGGTGTATTAAGCATCCCGTTCACGGATGAATTCGAAATTAAGACTGTATTCTTTGCAACCAACAGACAGATTAACTCTCAGTGGGCAGACCAGTATGTCGGGGCAAATATAGACGGTGATGTGTACGTGTTTGGAGGGACTACGAACAACTATTTCTTGAATCGCCCAAATAGCAGCGCAGGTGGTACGTGTTCATTGGGTTCAGCTAGAGCAATGTATCATTATTTTACGCTGAAACTTTCTAACGGGACTGTATCAGCAAAACTTAACGGCAGAACGATTTCGGATTTCAAGTGTCCGGCAACTATTTTGAAGCGAAACATCCCGGATGGGTATATACACCTAACGCTTGGGGATATGGCTTCTTTCCTGCCGACTTACACGCAATCCGCTAAGGTTCAAGGCTTCAAGGCGTTGGCAATCAACACAGACGGAGATGTTCTTCCGCTCCTTGGATGGCCAATAACGTACAATGGGCAGAACTGCACGTTCAGCGATACAAGTGAATACGGGAAGTATAATTACACTTGTCAGGTAATTCCGGACTCAGGGTATGAGATACAGAGCATCACTTACACTATGGGAGGTGTCGAGCATAGCGTCACAGGCGATACAATCAACATCGCTGAGATCACGGACAAAGTGGTGATTAATGCGGTCTGTGTTGAGGAGACGCTTGAATTGGTCACGGATGGTCTTATCGCTTACTATGATCTGGGTGATGAAACCACTATTGATTCAGATGGCACGGCTCATTCATCCATCAATGACAGTAGCTATACAGCATGGACGAGTAACACGAACCGCTATGCCACTAAATCAGGTGGAGTCAAGCCGGCTATATTCAGCCACGGGTACTGCAACTCTCCTGCTGGGTTCAATGTGGTACTTGGTGGTCAGTCACTTGGAGATATCTCTGAGACCGAAGCAGTGACATTAGAATATCTCATGACACTTAATTCCAATTCGCAAAACTATCAGATGATTGGCGGTGCAAAAACATCCGGCGGTAGCACAGCGACTCCAATTTTTACGTATGCTTTCGCAAACATCTATTCACCGTCAGGAAGGGTGTTTAATCATATTGTTTTCGTGCTAAGTGCGTCTGATGTAAAAATATATGTCAATGGTGCGCTAAAAAAGACAGAAGCTAGAACGGACGCTATGAACGTCACGAGTTTTGCCGTTGGTTCAACCGCAAACACGGACACTGCCACATATCTTGGTCATGTAAGGATATACGACCGGGCTTTGGCCGAAGCGGAAATGACTAAAAACTACAAGTATTTCGCCGCATACAATCTGGCGGGACAGACTGCATACGATTCTAGCGGTAATTTTGTCGGATGGTAAATCACACCACAGTCCGACTAAGTTGTGGGGCAGACCGCACGTCTGCCCTGAGACCTGACGGCGAGTTATTGACAACCCCGTTTCGGGCTGTTACACTGCACTTGATAGAACAAAACGAGGTAAAATATGCTGATGCCATGGATTACAATCGTCATAAACGGGGTGCTGACAGGCACGGTTGCGTGGCTATTAAAGAAACTGACCACTGCTCTGGATGACTCCGCAAAGAAGGCATCAGAGGAAAAGGAAGCGGCAGAGCAGGAACGGAAGATCATGCACGGCGTGCTTCTAGCAGTCTTGAAGAATAGCCTGTATGAGCAGTGCTTCCGTGTCCTTAAAGCGGGAGTTGTAACGCTGAAGGAAAAGGAAAACATCGATAGCCTGTATCAGCAGTATCACACGTTGGGCGGCAACCATAATGGAGACCTGCTGTATCAACGGGTGGACAGGCTTGAGATCATACCTGACGATGATGACAAGATTCTGAAGGGGGCATAAAAATGCAGTTGTGTTCTAGGCACTATGACATCCTGAAGTGGATTACGATGATCGTTCTTCCGGCTTGCGCCACGGCATATGTTGGGCTTGCCGCAATCTGGGGGTTCCCGTATGCGGATGAGGTTGCGAAGACAACCGCTGTGATCTGCACCCTTCTCGGCGCACTTCTTGGGATTTCCTCGGCGCAGTATTACAAAGATGATGCGTGGCTTGATGATCCTGTTGATGATCCTGATTCAAAGTATTGGGACGATGACGATGAGGTCAAAGAGGTAAAGAAGCAGTGACCATCCCGGAAGCGGCTTACAATTGGGCTGTAAAGATCGCAAACGATCAATCACATGGATATAGTCAGGCGAACCGTTGGGGGACGCCTGACTATGATTGTTCTTCGCTTGTTTTGTCAGCTTACAAGCACGCCGGGGTTAATGTTGGGAATGCTACATATACCGGGAACATGAAGAGCGAATTGCTCAAGCATGGATTCTCGGATGTCACAAAATCCGTCAACCTGAATACAGGCGCAGGGCTTCAGCCGGGGGATATCCTTCTATACCATCTAAGCGGAACGCAGGGGCATACAGCAATGTATGTTGGCAATGGAAAGATTGTCCATGCCCGTGGTCAGAGTTATGGATCATCCGCTCCCGGAGATCAGGGGAGTGAAATTGCGGTAACCCCGTACACCCGTTCAAAATGGGCTACAGTGCTTCGCTATACCGCGAAGGATAATTCATATAATGGAAGCAATTCAGGGGCAGAAAAGCCACAAATCAAGCGTTACAGCGTATCAACCACCATGCCTATTATCCGATATGGAGATACAGGGACGGCGGTCAAGATATGGCAGACGGTTTTGCATCTGGAAGCAGATGGTGAGTTTGGCAGGGATACGCTCGGAGCAACCCTGCAATTCCAGAGAGCATCCGGGCTTGAGGATGACGGAGAAGTCGGATCATACACATGGGCGGCAGGGTTAAGGACAGCAACCTGAGGGAGTGTATTATGGGACAGGATCAGGGAAAAGAGACCAGACCGCAGGATATTTCGTTTTACACATTCGAGGCGGTCATGGCGAGAGAAGAGCGGCATATCAAGCGGCTTACGGTCGCTCTGGTCATAGCGATTATCGGCATTGTTGTCTGCAACATGGCGTGGCTTTACGCATGGACGCAATACGATTATGTGGAAAGCGGCGTTGAGGTATCTGCTGAGGCGGATTATGGTGGCAACGCATCATATATTGGCGAGAGGGGCGTGATTCTCAATGGCGAGAGTGACAGTACGCAAGTGGACTCGATCCCGTACACGGACACGGAAGTCCAGTTCGGGGAATAGCGGCACTGGAAGACCACGGCGGGTGAGGCGCAGACGGCGCAAATGAAAAACCTTCCTGAGATATCATGCTCTCAGATGGCTCACCTGATTGAGGAATGGATTCCGAATGAACGTGACCGCAGGATCATGAAGCGGCGCATGATTGACGGTATCTGTTATGAACCACTGGCAGAGGAATTCGATCTGTCAGTGAGGCGGGTGAAAACCATCGTTTATAAGTGGCAAGAAGTTGTCTACCGACACTTGGGCGGCTGACATACTTTCTTCATTTTTCCAAACTCCTTTCTTGCTGAGGGGCATCCACGTTGAGGCGTGGGTGCCTTTTTGTGTCTCAAAAAATATTCCCCAAAATATAAAAATTGCTATTGACAAATAAATAAATGTGCAGTATATTATATACATAAAGAACATAACAAACACCCCCACAGCTACAGCACCCCACTTCAGCAGGATGAAGGAACGGGATGCCGGATAGGGGAAGAGATCAGGAAGGAGACACGGACATGGCACAGAGGATTCAGGCGGAAGTCACCATGATGAACATCTACAAGTACGAAGCACCCGCTTACGGGTACGGCACGGAGACCCGCTTCATCTACACCATGCAGGACGAAGCCGGAACGGTGTACGTGTGGAAGACCACAACATGGATGTGCATCAACGTATACGAGGGCGTTGATCAGGATCACGCCAACTTCTACGACCGCAAGGGTATCGCATACGAGCCGCAGGGCATCCGCAAGGGTGACAAGATCGTCATTTCCTCATCCATCAAGGGGCAGGGCGAGTACAAGGGACAGCCGCAGACCGAACTTACCAGAGTTAAGGTTGTGGAGCGCACCTACAATGCGGCGGCTGAGCAGAAGCAGAAGAAGGAGAACCGCAAGGCGGAGCAGATTGAAAGCCTCAAGGGAGAGGACTTCATCTGGGAGATGCCCTACAGTCAGTACAAGGCGCACTACAGCGATTGCGAAACCGTTATTGATTCCTACGACGATCACGAAGGCAGATACCCGGCAACGATCAAGGTTATCATCCGTGAGGGAAGGCTGAAGAACAGCGGAGTGAGAGGACAGCACTTCAGCGGATATGAGTTCTTCTTCGTAGACACTGACGGCAAGAAAGCAAGGGTTTGCTACAGAGCCGTCTGCGAAGAAAATGCAATGAAGAGACTCCGCAAGGAGTTCCCGGATGCAAAGGAAGTAACACCCGGCAAGATTTATATGTATGGGTGCTGATAAATACAAGCCGACCCCGGCGGCTAAACCGGGGAGAAAGGAAGGCAACAATGACGGATCAGATTATTTATGAGGTGGAAATGGCGCAGACCTGCATCGGAACAACGGTGCGTTTCTGGAGGGGCGAAAAGTTATATAGAGAGGCGGGCGTTCGCAAGGCGGTCGATATCATGAACGAGTTGACGGCGTATCACAATAACACGGACGGGAAGGCAGTCTTGTTTGCTGTAAAGTAAAGTAAAAGCCGGGGGCTGCGGTTAAACCGCCCAGAAAGGAGAACGAATGGACAGAGAACAAGTGATCCGGGAACTGACGGTGTTGATGGAAGCGTTCAAGGAAGAACGTGGAGCGTACCCGGTATGTATCGAAGAGGCAATCAGGTTGTTAAAGGAGGCGCATAATGAAGAAGATCATCAATCAGAAGAGGTATGACACGGATACCGCAAAGATGATGGGGACAGACTACTACGGCATGCCCAACGACTTCGAGTATTGGCAGGAAACACTGTACCGCAAGCAGACGGGGGAGTTTTTTCTGCATGGGGAAGGCGGAGCGATGAGCAGGTACGCTGAGGCTGTAGGGAGTAGCAGTTGGGGCGGCGGAGAAAGGATCATGCCGCTGACGGTTGAGGAAGCGCAGAAGTGGGCGGAGAAGCACCTGACGGCAGATGAGTACGAGAGCATCTTCGGTGCGGTGGAGGAAATGCCGGATAAACGGCTTGCCACCTATTCATTGACGGAAGGCACGATCGAGAAGATCACCCGGCTTGCATCGACTTGGAAGTGCACGAAATCTGAGGTCATCGACAGGCTTGTGGCGAAGGCATAAGCCACGGGACAAAAGGTTCACGAATCAGGCAACGAATCAGGCACGTTCGGATCATTCCGGGCGTGCTTTTTTGATGCCATGATTTGGGTATGAGTTATGTATATACAAATCCAAATCCATGCAAAAGGTTAGTCGGTGATTGCGCTGTCAGGGCGGTCGCTATCGCTCTTGGTCTTACGTGGCAGGACGCATTCCTCAAGATCGTGACAGAAGCATACGGGCAGTGTGATGTTATCAGTTCAGATGCCGTATGGGGAGCGGTGCTTCAGCACCACGGGTTCACCCGAAAGATGATTCCGAATACCTGCCCGCCATGCTATACGGCAGAAAGGTTCTGCGAGGACAACCCAAAAGGCGTTTATGTCCTCGGCTTTGGAGGGCATACCGCAACTGTCATTGACGGAAACCTGATGGACGCATGGGACAGCAGTAACGAGATACCTATATATGTCTGGCACAGGGAGGCTTGAGCATGGCATATCCATTTCCGGCTACATATCAGCCAATCTATCCGCAGTATCAGCAACCGAATTACAGTACGATGGCACAGCAGGGCGTTCAGCAGGCACAACAGCAGGTGAGCAACGGTCTGATCTGGATTCAGGGCATTGAGGCGGCGAAGTCCTACATGGTCGCACCTAACACAACGGTTGCCCTGTGGGATAGCGAGTCCGAGACCGTCTACCTGAAGAGCGCAGATGCATCCGGGATGCCGTCCATGCGCATTCTGGACTACACAATCCGTGAGGAATCCCACCAAATCAACAAAAAGGGCACTAGAGGCGATTTTGCCACGAAAGAGGATATTCTATCCATCCAACAGCAGATAGACCAAATCAAGGCAAATTTGGGGCACAGAAAGGCGGTACATGATGAATCAGTTATTCCGGCAACTTAATCAGGTGAAGCCCGGAACGGGCAATGACTTTCTTTCCCGGTTCAATAGGTTTTGGCATTCCTTCAGTGGTGACCCTCAGCAGATGATACAGCAGATGATGAATAGCGGAAGGATATCTCAGGCGCAGTACAATTCCGCAGTACAGGAAACACAGCAGTTGGCGAAGGTGCTTGGCATTAAATAAGAAAAAGCCCGTGCGCACGGCTTTGAATACCGATCATCACAAGAGGGTTGATGATCGCTCACCTTAAAAAGATGGAGGTTGATTTTTTATGGCACTTACAGATGAAAATGGCGGCGGCATGGTGATGCCTGTAACGCCGATGAACAATGCCGGAAATGGCGGCTTTGGATTCGGTGACAATGGTGCATTTTGGATTCTTCTGCTGTTTATCCTGCTCGGTGGTAACTGTTGGGGCAATGGCTTCGGCAACGGATACGGCGGTGGAAACATCGGCGGGGAAATCTACCCGTGGATGAACCAGAGCAATCAGATCAATGACGGCTTCCGGGATCAGATGCTCAGCACGCAGGTCAATGGCATTCAGAACAGCATTACTTCTGGCTTCGGAGATGTACAGACCGCACTGTGCGGAGGCTTTGCGGGTGTAAACGCATCCATTAATGGAGCGCAGAACGCCATCACTTCCCAGATGTACGCAAACCAGATTTCTGATCTTGAAAGATCGTTTGCCGCACAGACGGCGAACACGCAGGGCATGACCGCTCTCCAGAGTCAGCTTGCTCAGTGTTGCTGTGATAATCGGGCGGCTACGGCAGACCTGAAGTACACAGTAGCGACCGAGAATTGTGCTGACCGTACTGCGGCGGCACAGAACACCCGTGACATTATCGATTCTCAGACCAGAGGCACTCAGGCTATTCTGGACAAACTCTGTGCCCTTGAACTTGACGGCGTAAAGGGTCAGTTGGCTCAGGCTCAGCGTGAGAACCTTGCTCTTCAGAATCAGGTCAACATGGGAGCGTTCCGTGAATCTCAGACCGCTCAGAACGCACTGATCACTCAGGGGTTCGCAAATGAAGTTGATGCGCTGTACAACAGGCTCAATTCCTGCCCGGTTCCCACCACACCTGTCTATGGACGCACTCCGATCTTCACCTGCGGCGGAAACAATGCAGGATGCGGATGCGGCTGTGGCGTAGCATAAGGAGGGCGAGACCATGGCAGAATATATCACACAGGATGCAGTACAGGCGGTTGCCCTGAATACCGCAATCCCGTTCCTTGATTCCATCCCATGCCGCAAGGGGTACGTGTACCATCGGAGCGGCACTGGCATATTCGTACTGCGTGGCATCGTCAATAATCCTCAGGGCTGTTTTGCTAGGTACAATGTTGTCTTCACCGGGAATATTGCTATTCCTGAAGGTGGCGCAATTACGCCCGTTGCAACCGCCATAGTTGTTTCCGGGGAAAGCCGGGACGGAAGCAGGAGCATCTATACTCCGGCGGCGGTTGACGAATACGGCAATGTGACAAGCCGTGCCACAATCGATGTGCCCCGTGGTTGCTGTTTTACAGTAGCAGTTGAGTATGTCAACGGCACGGTGAATGATCCGGCAACGACTCCCACGCCGCTCATTAATGTGATTGACGGAAGCCTGAGCATTAGCAGGACAGCCTAAGGAAGG